AAGGAGATAAATGGTTAGCAAAATTGTATAAGCTAATAGATTTTTTAGCTTTAAATATTGGCAAGGCCAAGGATAAGTAATGAGTTGGTTTAAAAAACTTTGGCAAAACGTTAGAGGTGTTGAAGAAAAAACTGTTAGAGCCAGAACAGAAGAAGGACAGTTTGTTGCTGACGATAAATCTACTCCTGACGTTAATGAGGCTTATACTACAGTCGAAGTAAAAAAGAAAAAAGGCAACCCTAAAAAGAAGAAATGAAAACTTCTGGTAAAAATTCTTCTTCAGCTTTTGAAAGAGAATGTGCTCTTAGGTTTGATTTTATTGAAAAACGTCTTGATGAAGGTTCAAGTAAGTTTAAAAGGCTAGAAGCTTTATTGTGGGGTGTTTACCCAGTAGTCATAACTTGTTTATTAGCAACTAGGTATCTTTAATGGATCAAGCGGTTACCTTCATTAACGAAGTGGGGTTTCCGATTGCTGCTGCACTAGGGTTAGGTTTCTTCATATGGAAACTTATTAATAGAATTATTGACGGCATGGAAACTAAGTTAGATGTTCTAGACGATAAGGTTGCAGACCAGATCGAACAAATGGAACAAAGACTAGGTACAAAGTTAGATTCACAACACGGTATCTTAGTTGCATTAATAGATAGAGTCAGATCGTTAGACAACGAAATTATCAGACAAGATACATTAATAAAAACTATCTTAGGTGTTCCACAACTCATAGACAGTAATAAAATAGCTAAAGCAGACAGAGACGATCAGAGAAAAGACTGATGAATAAACACGACAGTATTTTTTCGATCTTAGGAATTATTTTAATATTGTTGGTAGTGATTGTACAACAAGTTCAAAGTGATGAGATGGTACATGAATTTAAAAGCCCTTCTTTTAATGGAGTGGGCACATCTAGTCATTACCTTACTATTGAGAATCAAGAAGCCAATCGTAAACAAGCTATAGCTGATGAAATACAAGCACTTAAAGACGAGATAGAAAGAGAAGAAAACAATACAGTAGAAGCTAGGTTTATGAGAAACCTTACTTCGAGAATCTATGCAAATATCGCGAGGCAAGTAGAAGCAGCATTATTTGGTGAAGACACTAATAAAAGTGGAGCCATGGAGCTTGATGGAAACACTATAGAATATGAGATTACGGAGGAGGAGGTTAGAGTTACCATCACTGATGAAGACGGCAATACTACAGAAGTTATCGTACCTATCGGTGGTTTTACTTTCTAGTTGTGCTTTGATGATTGATCCGCTAGAAAATAATTTACCGCCAGTTAAGTACATTCAACCAGCTTCGATAGAAAAACTATACACAGAATTAGCTGATGTAGAAACACCTTCTAGAAAGCCAGTCATTTCTGTTTACGGAAATGATTTCAAAGATCAAACAGGACAACGTAGATCAAACGCTAAATATGCAACTTTTGCTACGGCTATTACACAAGCTCCACATGCATATCTTATACGTGCATTAAAACATTCAGGGTTTTTTGAAGTTGTAGAACGAGTATCTTTAGAGTCTGTTACAAAAGAAAGACAACTAATACGATCTACAAGAGAAACATTTGATGAAGATCAAAAACTTATGCCTTTGAAGTTCGGAGATATGATTATGACTGGGGGTGTTTTATCTTATCAAGCTAACATAAGCTCTGGTGGAGCAGGAGCGAGAAATTTAGGAATAGGCTTTTCTAAACAGTATAGAGAAGATATAATCACTATTAGTTTGAGAACAGTCTCGGTTAGTACAGGCAGAGTTCTCACGGAAGTCTTAGTAACTAAGACTGTTTTATCAGCATCGTTAGACAGTGATGTGTTTAGGTTTATAAGCCAAGGAACAGAACTTATTGAGATAGAAGGAGGCAATGTTAGAAACGAGCCAATGAGTGTAGCTTTACAAATAGCTATAGAAACGGCAGTGTTAGAAACAATTAAAGAAGGTTTAGATAAAGATTATTGGAGGTTAAAACAATGAAAAAATATCTATTTATATTTATGGTCTGCGTACCTATTTATGCAGCTGACAATGAGATATTCATTGATCAAAGTTCTGGTAGTTCTAATTCTAACATGGATTTAGAACAACTAGGTTCGGGAAATATTATAGGAGGGGCGGATGCTGCAGCAGGAAGCATGACAGCTCTAGATTTAGACGGCACAGCAATGACTCTTGACATAAACCAGATAGGAGACAGTAATAAGTTTTTAGGAGACATCACTTCTGATTCATATACTGGATTTTTTGAATTTGATGGCAATAGTAATACGTTTAATATGAATACAGACAAAACTAACACATTTGGAGCAGACAGTTCTAATGTAAATGTGGACGTGACAGGTAACAGCAATGTATTTACTTTAAATCATGCTACTGTTGCACTAGCTAGTTCGTTAGATCTAGACTGGATTATCAATGGATCTAGCAATGCCATAACTGCTGCGATTGATATAGATGCCGCAACTAATTATATGGATATTGATGGCTCAGATAACACAGTTAGTTATAATGGTGATGGCTATGCGGGAGGGTATTTTTATCTAGATCATACAGGAAGCAATAGAACTTTTAACATTCAACAACAAAGTACACAAGACAATGATTGGCTTAAAATTATCAGCGTTGGTTCTACTACTAGCTCTGTCTGCGTCATTCAAAACGACCAAGGTACAAGCACAGGCTGCTGATATAGGCAGTATTAGTGAGTTACGTGGTAACGCGCAAGTAGTAAGAGACAAACCTTACGGTGCAGAGATAGACTTTGGCATACTCAGTTATGACAAAGTAGAAACTGCTAATGGTCGTATGGGTATTACCTTTATTGATGAAACCCAAATAAGGTTAACAGAAAATTCAAAAGTTTTAATTGATGAGTTTGTCTTTGATCCTAACCCAGATAAGTCAAAGATGGCTTTAACCTTCGCTAAAGGTACAGCAAGATTTGTTACAGGCAAGCTTAATAAAGTTCCAAAGAAAAATATTAAAATACGAACAAACAGTGCAACAATAGGAATAAGAGGCACAGACTTCACGATAACTGTAGATGAATTAGGGAGATCTTTAGTTATTTTATTACCTAATTTTGACGGTACCTCTAGTGGTGAAATAACAGTAGAAACCGCTATGGGAATGGTTGTTCTTAATAAACCATACGAGTCTACAGTAGCTAGTGTTTATGAAAAAGCACCAACTAAACCTGTTGTTTTAGACATAACATTAGAATTAATCGATAATATGTTAATAGTTAATCCTCCAAAGTCTAGAGAAGATTTACAAGAAAACACTCAACAACAAACCACAGCAAACTATTTAGATTTTAACGATTTAGATGTGGATTTTTTAGCAGAAGATTTTTTAAATAATGAAGCAGAACTAGAGTTTACAGAACTAGATATAAACTACCTAGATGTAAATTTTTTAGAAGACTTACTTAACATTATAGATTCTTTAGCTATTGAAGAAGAGGAGGATCAGCTAAATAAACTTGCTACAGGTATCGCCATAGCTGGCACAGATATAGGTCAAGATAAAGATACACAAATAACTACTATAATAACAGGACAACTTGTAAGTGTTCGTAGATCAGTGGGACAATCACTTCGATTAGATTTAGATGGATCTAGCTCTTACACATTAGTTCTTTTACAAGATGGTGTAGAAAATATTATCAAGGTAAATGGTGGCTCTTCTAACACAATTACGATTAAACAAGGTAGTTAGTCGACAAAGATACTAATAAAAGTGGATAAATTAAGTTAAACTTATACAAATAAACACAAAAACGAGGATGATATGAAGGCACTACTTAAAAATTTAGTTGGTTCAGTAGCACCAACTCTAGGCACAGCATTAGGTGGACCAATGGGAGGAATGGCAGCAAACATGATTGCAGATGTATTAGGTTGTAAGAATGAACCTAAAGAAATACAGAAAGCTATAGATAACGCCACACCTGAACAAATGCTTGAGCTAAAAAAAGCTGAAGCAGAGTTTGAACTTAAAATGAAAGAATTAGAAGTAGACGTGTTTAAATTAGAAACAGCAGATATTCAAGACGCAAGAGGAAAATTTGGTAAAGACTGGACAGCTCGTATTATAGGTATTGCTGTAGTAGGTGGGTTTATGGGCTACATATTCTTAGTAACTATCCAACCTCCAGAGCAGAACAGCGAAGCTTTAATTAATCTTGTTCTTGGTTATCTCGGCGGACTAGCCTCAGCTATTATTAGTTTTTACTTCGGTGCATCTAACACACCAAATAAAGATGACTAACAAAAACGGTAGGTGGAATTGGTATGGAGAAAGTGAAGAAATAATGAATATATCTGAAGAAGGTTTAGCTCTTTTAAAAAAATTTGAAGGGTGTGAGTTAAAAGCTTATCAAGATTCTGTAGGGGTGTGGACTATTGGATATGGGCACACTAAAGAAGTTAAAGAAGGGGATCAAATAAATAAAGATGAAGCTGAACATTTATTAGCAGAAGAAATGCCAGAGTATGAAGGATATATTAACGATATGGTCGAAGTACCTTTAAACCAAAATCAATTTGATTCTTTAGTTTGTTGGGTGTATAACCTTGGACCAACAAATCTTAGAAACTCTACACTCTTGACAGTTTTAAATCAAGAAAGATATGACGATGTCCCTAGAGAAATAAAACGCTGGAATAAAGCTGGGGGTGAAGTTTTAAAAGGTTTAATAAGAAGAAGAGAAGCAGAAGCTCTTTTGTTTGAAGGGAAAGATTGGTATGAGGTATAGTTATGGCATTAAGCAAATTTATATTTAGACCTGGAATTAATAGAGAGGGAACTGATTACGATAACGAAGGTGGCTGGTTTGACGCAAACTTGATACGATTTAAAAACGGTAGAGTACAGAAAATCGGAGGTTGGGTAAAAGACACACTTGATACATACTTAGGAAAAGCACGAGCTCTTCATGCTTGGGTTTCCTTAGAGGGTAGTAAATATTTAGGGTTAGGTACAACTTTTAAATACTACATTAAACAAGGAACTAATTTTGAT